ATCCGAATATTTTGTTTTTGTAACAGTGTATAAAGTATTAGTACTTCCTTCTGTATAACTTGGTTCTGTAGTAGTCCAATTTCCACCAGGTGTATCAGAAGTTGGTTTAGCAGGTGGATTGGCAGTTGAAGATTGCAATAAATAGTAAATAGTCGTACTCGATACTTCAACTACTCGAAATACGTTTATTGTAGCACTAGCTTTTACTGCCATTTTGAATCACCTCCATTAAGCTTCTAATTGACAAGTATATGCTTGAACATTTAAAACATCGGAAGCATTAACTGTTAATGTTTTAGATGTTGATATTGCTGTTTCAGTTCCTTGCTTATACCATTTTACACTTCCTAATGTTCCACAAACTCCAGCATCAGTAATAGATTGTTCAACACCTGCTTTATAAACATGTGCCGTAAGTACCGTGCTTCCAGAATTATTTTTAAATACTGTTCCAGCACTAGATGTGATACTCATAGTTATTGCATCTGCACCTGCAGCACCTTGCTGACCTTGTTTACCAGCAACTGCATAAGTAACTGCTGTAGCACCATCTGAATATGTAATAGTTGTTTTAGTCCATACATAATTATTTACATCTGGAGCCAAAGCACTATCACTCCAAGTTCCAGTTGGAACTGTTGTACCATTTGTTGATTTTTGGTATTGAGTTTTCGTATTAGTTACAGTTGGACTTGTTCCGTTTGTCCCAGGATTACCTTGTGGTCCGACTTTACCTCCAACTGTATATGTTACAGCAGTTTTTCCATCAGAAAATGTTGTAGTTGTTCTAGTCCAAGCAAATTGAGTAGCTGTAGGGGCTTGTGGTGAAGTTTGCCAAGTACCAGTTGGTATAGTAGTACCAGAAGTACTTAATTGATAAGCATACTCAGTTTTTGTTACAGTTACAGATGTTCCTGGATTACCTTGAGAACCTGTTTTGGCAACAGCAAATGAAAATTTCTTGTTTACTGTTATACCATCTACAACCACTGGTATAGTTGCTTCTGCCGCAGCTGATAATGTTGCACTTAATGTAAATGTTATAGTTACAGCAGAGGTATTATTATTAGTTACAGCTGCACTTATACCAGTAGGACAAGTTATAGCTGTTTGATCAACTGTTACTTTAGAGCATTGAGCATTACCACAAAATGCTACTGCTTGTGTAGAACATGTTGATCCTGAAGCAGCACCACTCGTACCTCCAACGAATGTATACGCTTCACTTGTTAATATAACAGAATAAGCATCGGTTACATCAACAATTGATATTTGATTTGAAGCTTTTATTGCCATTTTGAATTTTCCTTTCTTAAACTATTAATTCACATAAAAATGTTACCTTTGTATCAACATCTTCTGGACTTAATGTAAATGTAAAGCCATCATTACCTATTCTTGGATCAGATGCTGATATTATTCCATAATCTTCATCATTTAAACGTTTCCATTTCCATTGTAAATATACATTATTACCCATTAAAGATTTTAGAGTTGTCATATCTGTTATTCTATCAGATCCTCTATATATTGTAATTGATAATAAAGTCGATACTTGATCATTTTTAAATACTGTCCCTTTAGAAGATTCTATTTGTAAGAAAGTGGTAACTTCCTCTCTTATTTCTTTCATTTCTTCTGAAATTGTTTTAGAATGAGAAGCTATGCGTATGTCTTCGGCTATAATATCTAACTTCCAATTGCCGTTTGAATCTTTATAATATTTAAAATGATTATCAGAATCACCTAAATATATTTGCCCATCGCTTCCTATAAATATTCCATTAGCATCAGAATTTATACTATCTTTAAGATGAGTATGAATTGAGTTATTACCTATGTCAAAACCACCAATAGTAGCACCAAATGCCACTAAATCTGTAACCTGTATTTTACTTGCAGTTATAGATTTAGCAGTTATTATACTACCATTTAAGCTATTTTGATCAGTCTGTTCAGATTCAACTGTCTCAGCATTTACATTTAATTTATAATATAAACCATCTGAACCTTTTACTACTAATTTATCAGCTTTGATTGTATTACCTTCAATTAAATCACCTTTAAGAGTAACACCAACTAATTCACCAGTTATTTTTCCTTCTTTTACTACTAAATCATTTATTATGCCAGAATCAGTAAATAATTTTTGAATAGCCGCAATTTGTATATTAGAAAAATCTATAGCAGCATATGCCGCATTTAAACTATTAGTTTTTAAAGAATTTATAACAGCTTCAGATAAACCTGTTAATTTACCATCGACTATAGAAAACCCACTATTTAATATATTAATACTAGAATTTTGTTCATTTATAAGAGTGTCATGTTGAGATATGGTATTACCTTGTTGAGATATTGTATTACCTTGTTGTTCTATAGTATTTGAATTTTGTGTAATTCTATTATTATGCTGTTGAATGGTATTATTTATTGATGTAATATTGTTACCATGTTCAGTAATAGTATTATTCATACTATCTATTTGATTTCCTTGCGCTATAATATCATTATGATTTGCTTCTATAGAATTACCTTGGGCTATAACAGTATTATCGATAGATACAATTTTATCACCTTGTTGATTTATTAATGTATCATGTTGATTAATTGTTGTTTGTTGTTGGTTTATAGTGTTATTCATCTGAACAATACTATTACCTTGTTGAACTATGGTGTTATCCATTTGTTGAATGGTATTACCTTGTTCATCAACTTCTTCTTTTAAATCAGAAACTGATTTTGAACGAGCTGCAGGTGATGTAATATTTCCGGTTACAGTAGCCATATGATTTTTAATTAAAACTTGAACTCGTTCGCCAGTTTCAGCTTCTACAGTTGATTCTACTGGTGTAAGAATATCTGACCCATCAATTTGTACATATTCTATGTTGTTGATTTTTTTAAATGTGCCTTTAACCGTTGTACCATTATCTTTCTCTTTTTCTGGTTTTGCCATTTTTGCAAATTGTGAAACAAGATTTTGTGATAATGCCATTAAAACATCGCCTCCTTATTTCCATAAATTTTTAGTAAATATTGCCGTTTCTGAAACCTCGCAACCAACATCGCATTTGATTGTTTGTCTAATAACTTTTGCCTTGATGTCTTGTAAACCGGCTTTTAAATAATTTAAACGAACACAATCACCAAGCCTAACAGGACAATATCCATGAGAATATGTTATTTCATATTCAACTGAATTTAACGATTTTAATAAATTTTCAGCATATTCATCTACCATTTCTTGAGTTGGATAACCAGGCAATGCGGGCTCAGTTTCTCTATATATTATTTCTCTACCTCTAGCTTGAATAGAAGTTGGACTTGCTGGGTCGTTATTTGTAACTCTAGAATATAATGTATTAGTTCCAATTGTACAAACTACTTCTACGACATTCGGTATACCATATATATCATGTTTTAATGATACTTCTGGATATAAGATAGAACTATTATCATCGTTATAAGTCCATACAGGTTGTAATTCCTCAATAGATTGATTTGGTGAAAATAGTATTTGACCATTTTCTGATAAATATAATTCATATTTTGCTAAATGTATTAAATCTATTATAAATTTCAACCATGTATCGTCTACATTTGCTACATAATCTGATTGCAGAACTTTATCCGAGGTAGTCTCTACAACAGGAGCTCTACAATTTTCTCTAACAATAGCATATGCTCGTTGCATAATATTTTCCCCTTTTAACAAGGAATATCCTAATGGTGTGGGTTTTTCTTTTAATTCTAAAAGTGGAGTGTATGCATCCATTGAAACCGTTCTCACTCGTCCATCAAAACTAGATGATGGTGTCTGAATTAAAAAAACGCCTAATGGTACTTTTTCTTTTAATCCATTTTGACTAATTGATAAATAAATTTTTATATATGTTTCACCAAGCATATCAATTGTATCAATTGTAGCCGAACCAAGTGTAATTGATTCAATATCTCGTGTAATATTACTTGATTTTATAGTTGTAAGAAGTTTTTTATCTTTCCAAGTAGTTGGGTCGACTTCATAATATTCGAATGCTTGTTGCATTGATTTAGTCCAATCGATCTCAGTATATTGAGAAGGAAGTTTATTAGACATACTAAATACCTCCTTCTACTCTTCTGATTGTAAATGTTACTGGGACTATTAAATCCGAGTATTTTAGGTCATATGATACAGACATTGCTGCCCAATAGCCAGTACCTGATGGTTCTCTTACATATACATCCCCACGATAAGTTGACAAACGTCTAATAGCATATAATGTTTCTTTATCTTCTTTTGGTATATCAGTGGTCCATGTTGCAGATTCACTTAAATGTGAACCGTAATAACTAACTGGATGTTCACGTCCAGCGTAGTCTATTAAACTAACTTCAACACCTCGATCTTCAGAAACACTAATATTATATGGTAATATTAACATCGAACCAGACCAACTAGGTTCAACTGAACCGGTACCTTGATCATCGACTTGAAATGTGGACCATTCTTCAGCCCACTGCATAATAATAGATGTTATACCAATTTTAATTACTGGTATATCAGCATAACTTATCGATCCAGTATCAGTAGTTTTAGCTACTACCCTATATCTAGCATAATCTAAAGATGGATGAGGATCTGTAATATAAAGACCATCTTTATTTGGTATATTTGAAGCAATCTCAATAAATGATCCGTCATACTGTCTACGATATACAGACAATGTACAATTTTCGACTAATGATGGATTATCGTTTTCATCATATTCATAACAATAAGGATGAATTGATGCTTCAAAGGTATCTTTATTAAATTTAATATCTGCAAAAACATCATAGTATAAATCATTAAAATATACTTTAAAACTTTTTGATGTATATGCAGTTAGACCCGAGTTCATTGATACTGTTACATTAACTGTATAATTCATATCGTTTTCTAAATCAATATTTCCAGGAGTCATTTCTAATAAGAAACGCCATGGATTTTGTTGTGGGTCATAATGTTTTTGATATATTTTATCACCAATATTTACCATTTTGATTTTTCCAACATTATCTATAGTTTGATATGCATTTTCGGAAATAATCTCAATATAATAACTTATTGGAGTTTGTGCTGATGGACCAGCTTGAATTGAAAAATAGAATGGAAAAGTATTAATTTCATCAACAGATTGTTCCATATTATTTATTAGATCAACTTCGACTTCTGGTTTAGCGTATACGTTTACTTCGCGTTCAATTGACCATTCAGAATATTCGCTTATTACTCCAGCTGTTTGTACTTTCCATTTTATTATATATCCTTCACCAACAGTTGCCCATTCAGGATCATCAGTATTAATTGTATAAACACTTGTTTTATCTTGCTCATCGATTGGCTTTTCATTTGGTATAACTTTTGTAATTGTTAAAGGTTGTAATTCAGGATGTGCTGAATCTGAAATTTCAAAATTTATACGTGCATATGTTTCGATTGAGCCATCAGTTGAATTATGAACCCAATAAAGATTAAGATTCTCACCGATAATAGCTGATACAGTACTACTATATGTAGTAGGTGCTGAAGGTCTTGTACCTAGTGTAACATCTTTTATTGGTGTATAATTTCTAGATTGACCTTTTTCATTTATAGAAGCTACTCTAAAATAATATCTATGACCTAATTCAATACCTGTTACAAGTAATTTAGGGCCAGATCCTTCTTCTGTAGTTTTACTACTTGCTTGATCAGTATCAAATAAATCTGGATTTGTAGCCCATTCTACAATATAATTCTTAGCAGATGCAACTTCATCCCATTCAACAAAAACACCATATGTTTTAGACATTTGTTCTGAGATTACCTGTGAACGTAATGTTACAATGGCATTTGGTGCAACCGGAATAGAATACATATTACTTGTAAAATCAGTGTATCCACCATAAATATCATTTCTTACTGCTCTACATCTTATTTTATATCTATGTCCAGAATCTACATTACAAGTATAACTAGCAAATCTAGCATCACTATTTATTGATACTTTGGCTGTTTTCCATTTATATGTATCATCTTGATATATTGCTATTTCTATACTATCAGCATTTATATTATCTGGTATATTATCTATTTCTACAGTTAAAACATTTTTATTATCTATTTCAAAAGATGGAGCAGGTAGGATTTCTGGAGGGTTATTAGCAAAATCATATTCTTTTGTAATAGCCTCTCCATCAGTCCATTTATATTTTCCTTTGTCATCTTTTGTTGATATAGGCTTAACAGTTAATCTTACTTGTCTTGCCTCAGTTGGGGCTGTCCATCCAGCTTGTTTAATCTCAATTGTAGATGTACCATTAGTTCTCCATCCACCAGCACCGGTATTATATTCCCATGTTATTTCATATCCACCGGTGTCAGCTCTATCATAAGCCCATGTAGCAAACATTGCTCTAGAGGTTCCAGCATCTAAAGCCCACCATTGAAATTCTACACTTTTACCTGTAACTTTACCTGGAGATGGTGTAGGAGAAGTTTCTGATGATATTCCTGGTAAAGTTAGTAATTGACCTGGATATATCAATGCTCTAGAACGAGAAATTCCATTAGCATCAGCTATTTCAGTCCATCTATATGGATTATTATAAACGGATTTTGCTATATTCCATAAACAATCGCCTTTAACTACTCTCCATTTATCTCCTTCTTTAGCCATTTATTAACTCCTCCTCTCAACATTAATTGCACGAAGTAATGTTTCAACAGCTTGAGATACATTACTTCCATCATCATAAGTAACACCATTAATATTATATGTATTACCAGTATTACCAATATTTTTACCAAGTTTATTTATAGCAGAAACAACATCTGCATTGTTTCCATTTTGAATTCTTGAATTCATACTTGAAGATATAGCATTTAAATTAGACATAACACTTAAATTTTTATTTCCAAACATAGAATCAATTCTATTAAATCCGTTATTAACTTCACTTAAATCTAGAACTGGACGTATAGTTGGTTGAACATCCATATCTGAATTGACTAAACTAGACATTTTAGCTATAGCATTTGTTAAGCCATGTTTGGCTTCGGAACCAATTTCACTACTTATATCATAAACTTTAGTTGCATATTCTTCAATTCCAATAATAAATCCTTCACCAAAATAATTACCTATTTCATGAGTAACTTTAGATGGTGAATGTTCATTTAATGCTTTCTTCAATTGAGCAGAGGTATTAATACCTAATGTGTTAGCAGCAGTTGTAGCCAAGCTTTCATTATTTTTAATACCATTTGCAAATCCTTGAACAAAGTTTGTAGCTTGTGTAGAAAGCTCTGTTTTAACTTTATTCGAATTTATAGCTTGAGCAGCTTTATAACTAATATCTTCGAAAGTTGTTACTATTTGATTAGAATTATCATTAGCGGTGTCTTTGATAGTAGCCATTAGATTTTTGACAGCTTCAATAACAATCTTTAAATTATTTGAAGCAGTCTCCATCTTTTCTTGACTAAAATCAGAAACATTGCTAATAAATTTCTTAAGATTCTCACCAAATCCAGATAAGCGCTCACCAAATTCTGGAAGATTATCTTTAGCTTTCTTTAAATCTAATTGACCAAGTTCTGCTAAACCTTTTATAACATCAGCCGCAGCATTAACTCTAGCTGTTTTATCATCAGAAAAATCTAATTTTTCAACAAATTTGTTAACACCATCAGCGACATCTGGCATTGATTTAGCAAATTTGACTAAACTATTATCACCAAACAACTTAGCCCATAAACCACCTTCATTTGGTATTTTATCAGCTGCATCAGCTAATGCTGTAATAACTTTACATGCACATTCTGCTGTATTTATTTGTGGTTGACTAAATTCACCAAGATTTTGAACAAATTCCTTAATATTTGTACCAATACCAGGTAAGTCTTTACTAAATTTTGCAAGGCTGTTGTCGCCTAGAATTTTAGCTACCCAACCTCCTTCATTTGGTAATTTCTTAGCTGATTCAGCAAGAGCCTCTATAGCTCTGCCAGCACATTCAACAGTAGTTACTTGTCCTTCTGAAAATTCACCAAGATTTTTAACAAATCCAGCAAGATTAGTTCCAAGCTCTGGTAATTGTTTACCAAATTCTGATAATGATAATCTACCTCTAGTTAAGAAGTTAATAATTCCTTGTAGTAATTCAGCGGCAGTTAACGTTAATATAGCACTAGATAGTGATTTAACTCCATTCATCATTCTTTCATTTAATGTAGAAGCGATCATTAAGAATGGTAATGCTGCTATCATAAATTTTGATAACTCAGTTCCCATCTCAGCAAATCCCTTACCACCAGATAAGAATTTAGTAATTCCTTGAATTAGTTCAGCGGCACTTAATAATATAATAGATGCTGATAATACACCAACACCTCTAAGTACATCTCCATCGACCATCTTAGCACCAATAATAAACGGCATAATACTGATCATAAATCGAGATAGATTTGTCCCAATTTCTGGTAAACCGGCTGAAATTTGTGTCAAGATACCATTTACAAAGGCTCCAATCATTTCGCCAATTCTACCAGCTAAATCAACCAATAGACTTAAACCATTATCCATAAATGTTTTAATTGATGGTAGATATGTAACTAATGCTCCAATAGCTGTAGCAAAGATTAACATTGCACCCATAAGGGCAGTTAATCCAGCCATAGCAGCAACACCGGCTAATGCTAATGGGCCTATGATACCGATCTTGACTAACATTTCAGTCATGGTATTCATAAATCCTATTAACATATTCATATTAGTATCAGCGTTTTGTAAATTATTCATTAGTGCTAAAATACCAATAACACCTAGTAATACCAATAATAATGCAGCTAAACCAAGTAGACCAGTAGCAGCTAATCCTCCAGTAGCAGCATAAATAGCTCCAACCGCTGCCGTTAATAATAAACATACAGTTAAAGCACCAAGGAATGTTGCTAATACCAAGGCATTCTTTCCAGCATTTGGTATTCCTGACATAAGTTTAAGAATTCCGACTACTCCAAGAAGAACTAATAATAAACCAGCGAGGCCAAGAAGTCCTTTTGCAGCGTTAGTTGTTATTCCACCCATTTTTTCTAATAAGAATAATGCAGCAGTCATAGAGACCAATAATAATGAAATTGATAAGACAGATTTTAATGCTGCATCTGCATTAATGAATGATAAACCAACAACTATTCCAGCCATTAAAGCTACAACACCAGTTAATACTAATAAATTCTTAAAATCCGCTGTTTTTAGATTTTTGGATTGATTCAATATTAAAGCAAACATACCCATTAATATAGCCATTGAAGCAACCGGTCCTATTAATTTTTCTGGATTAATTAAAGATAACACTCCAATAGAAATTGCTAAAGCGGCAATTACTGCAGTTAAAGCAAACAAGTTCTTCGAAACGTTTTGTGCACCTTTTGTTGCATGGATAATTCCCATAACAAATAATGATAATAATCCTACAGCAGCTGTAGCTTTAGCTAAAGCTTGCCATTTGATTAAACTTAATAATCCAACAGATAGAGCCATTACTCCAATCGCTGCTGCAACGCCAAGTAAAGTCTTGCCAAGGTTAGTTACTGCTTGAACACCGATTTTCTTCATGGCATACATCAAGCCGATGATCATAGCTGTAAATGCTGCAACAACTAATCCACCTTTAATTAAATCTTCAGATTCCATTTTGCCAAGAATTCTTACAGACAACGCCATCAATAAGAAAGCTCCACCTATAGCAACTAAAGATTTACCCATTTTATCAATATTTTTACTACCAGCTATTAATTTTGTTGATGCCATTAAGCTTATAATCATAATTTCAAAACCGGTTAATGCTAGTATACCTTGCTTTAATTCATCTGGCTTCATTTTACCAAGTGTTTTAACAACTCTTCCCATTAAATAGAAAGCCGCTGATATAGCTAATAATGCACCACCTATTTTTTCTACATTTTTACTTCCAGCTATTAATTTAGTCGCTGCCATTAGACCAACTATTAACAAAGTAAATATGCCAAGAGCAATCATACCTTGTTTCAACTCATCTGGTTTTAATTTACCCATGGCTTTAACAACTTTAGCCATAATATAGAATACCCCAGCAATAGCTAATAATGTAACACCCATTTTAACGGAATCTTTATCACTTTTAGTTACCAACCACATTATACCTATAAATGCTACAATCATTCCACCGAATGCTGCAATAGTACCCCATGCTGCTTTATCAATCTCAGCTACTTTCTTTAAAGCTGATGCCATTAATCCCATAGCCACACCGATTGCTAGAATTGTAAGAGCTAACTTACCAAATTCCATTGCCCCGCCTTTACCTCCAAGATAACCAGCTAGAGCAGTTAAACCAACCAATATTGCAATTAACGCAGCGATAGCTCCAATTGAGGCCCATACTTGACCGACATCTAATTTAGTTAAAACCCAAATGGAAGCAACTAAAATAGCAACAGAAATTGCAACGTCTTTCAATGCTGAAGTTATAATTTTAACTTTGAATGCCTTAAGCACTCCTTGGAATACATTTAATGTTTTTCTAAATTCGTTAATAACATCTTTTAAATTTTGTAGGCCATCTGCCAAAATAGTAACAGCTTTAGCTATTTTAATAAATGCAAATATTCCACCAGCACTTATAGCTGCAACAAAAATCGATCCTAAATCGATATCTTTGATTATATCAATTATTTTTGCACCAATAGTTTTAAATAATTCATAAATATAACCAGCAAAGCCTTTAATACCATTCCATAGACCTTGCATTAAATAAGAACCTTCTTCTTCCATTACCTTAGAAGGTGAATGAATTTTGAAGATACCTTGGAATGTACCAATAATAATATTAGCAATCCATTTAATACCTTCCCAAAGTTTATTTCCTCCTGATGTGATACCATTAACTAATCCATCAATTAAATATTTACCTAATTGACCAGCTTCTTTAGCACCAGGTAATCCTTTAAAGAATTCACCAAGTTTTCCACCAAGAGAACCGAATGTTTCAGATAACCAATTTATAAAATTTCCGCCATTAGTTTTTAACCAATTTTTAACTTTATCAAAAACATTTACAAACGTATTAATAAGATATTGGCCAAGTTGACCTTGAGCTTTAGCGTCTTTAGCTCCTTGCCACCAGTCAACAAAAGCTTTCTTTAATTTATTTAAAGTATCTTCAACATTATGTAAAACTCCATTTAATGATATATGACTTTGAATCCATTGATAAACGGTTATAATCGAATCAGAAATAGTTTTTGTTAACCCCTTAACGCCTTCAATTATATGATTATTTTTGGTTATAAAGTCAACAAATTTAGATATAAGATTTCCAATAGCTCCTGTAAAATCTAAAATAGAAACTCCAAGAGTCTCTAAAACTGTTTTAAATATAACAAAAGCTATTTTTGCTCCACCACCAACAAATATCGTAACCAATTTTAAAATCGCAAACAAACCTTTAAATGTGTCTTTAAGATTCGTCATTCCCTTTTCATTTGCAGTTACTTCCATTAATTTAATAGTGAATTCATTAAGATTATGTAATATCATATAAAGTTCTGCTCCACCAAATGGTGCAAATACTTCACGCCATGCTTTTTTACCAACATTAACAATACTACCTAAAACAACTGAGATATTTTGAAATATCCCTGTTACATTTTCACCACCAAATACTAAATCACGACCTTTAGCGTTTTTCATCATTTCGATAATTTCACTCATCGATTTTCCATATTTCTTGGAAGCTCTTTGTAAAGATTGATACATGCGGATTTCTTCTTCTGATAGACCTAGTTTTTCTAATTCTTCTTTTGTAAGGTTTTGTAATTTCTTTTCTAAATCTTTTGTAGCTTCAGTTTGATCTTTTACAGCTTCTGTGGTTTCTGTAACAGTTACACCATATTTTTCTTCAGATTTTCTAACATCGTCTATCGTTAATTGGTCTATCACAGTCCAACCTTTACCACGTCCGGCTATTTTATCTGTTTTATTAACTAAATCTTGTACTATTCTTGGATCCCATCCAGCTTTTGTTAACGAATCATATCTATCTGGATTATCACCAACATTTTTAAAATCTCCTCGCCAAACTTTTTTTACAATGGCTTGATACTCTTCTAATGTTCTTGTGGTGGTTTGAAGTTTATCATTTACTTTATCAATTGCTTTGAATAAACTATTATCTGTAATTTTTTTCCACATTTTTTCAAAGCCACTAAAATCAAAAGCATTCCTAACTATTTCTTCAATAGTATATATTGGATTCACAAATACATCATATAAAAAGTTTGCTAAATCGGTAAATATTCTTTTTTGTTCGTTATAATTTCCAAAAATAGCCTTAAAAACTTTCATCCATGCAGAACTTGTTGCATCAGCGGTAGATTCTATAGCTTCACCAAACGTTTTTGCTTCTTGAGCAGCTCTAAATGATCTAAAAGCTAATTCATCATACTCAATACCTAATTCTTTACAATGTTCTGATAAGTAATCAATTGCTTTAGATGCTGTATCAAATTTCATTATTGTTCCGTCGGCTAATGTTAATCCTTCTTGTGTAGCTTTATAGGCTAATGCTGATAATTTATCAAATCGGCCAAAAGCTTTTTCCATTACACTAGTAGTAACCCATTTATCTTTTAATGTTTCATTAAAAGTTCCAATTGTTACGGCACCTTTTTTAATTTTACCAAGTTCTTCACCGGCTTTAATTAATTCCTCAACTAATTGTTTAGAATTAGCTCCAGACATTTGAACTGATTTCCAATCGTTTAATTGTAAATATCCAGCTCCATATGATTGATTTAAATTAAAAATAACACGACTAAACTCGCTTGCGCCTTTTCCTGCAAATGCAACAGCATTGGCCATACCCCTAATCATTGGTACTAGTTTATTTATATCGCCACCGGTAGCTGTCATATTAGCAAGTGCTGCAGTCATATCATTAAATCCATATGAAGTTTCATCCGAATACCACATTAACTCATCAAGATATCCTTCTATCTCATCTACAGATTTTCCAGTTGAATTTACAAGGGTTTGGACAGATCCCATCATTTGACCCATTTTTCCCCATCCAGATGATACAGGATCAATTGTGAATGACTTGATTAATTGTTTTCCAGCATTAATTGCAGAATTTGTTATATTAGCAAGTGCTGTAATTCCAACTACTTCCATAGCACTAAATTTACTTTGAACTGTGGTTATACCAGTTGCAAGTCCAGACATATCTACATTTTTAGCAGCATGACCAACATTTTCTAATCCTTTAGAAGCGCCATCAAAATTTAATTTTGCTTTCAGCCTATCTAATGTTGACATTGTGGTTCTAGTATTTCTTTCAAAATCACGATTGTCGAATTTCATCTCGACTATTTTTTGATCAATTGTAGTAGCCATTATTTACGTACCTCCTCCCATACTTCTTCTACTATTTTTTTAAATATTGGTCTTAACGCGGGGTTAATATAATCAATACCTTCAACCCAACCACCATTACGTGTTCCATGACCATATTGGAGTATTATTGCTATTGGTACTCCATTATTAATGTTAGAATTATGAAAAGAAAGTGTTACTATTTGATCATTATTTTGTCTATTTATTTTATATGACCAAGATTGAGATGTTTTACCAGTATCTTTTGGAGTATATTGCTCTAATGCTTCTACTCCTTGTTTACCATATTTGTCTAAATTACCAATTTCAAACTTTTCTAAAGATTTTTCTAAAAAATTATTTAATTTCTTAAAATTACCTTTTTGTTTAACTGTAATTCCAATCATATATACCACCTCTTTCAACTTCACATTAATTTAAAGAAACATATTACGTAATTATAATATGCTTCTTTAAGTTAGTGTGAACTAACTTAAATTTATTACCCACTAGTATGTAATTGACTTCTACGTGCAGCATTTAGTGCTGCATTTCTACTCATTAATTCTCTTTTACTCATTTTCTTTGGAGGGTTTTGCTTAATATTACATACTCTTATTAATGTTAATAGTCTATTAAGATGCCAACGTTGGCATTCCATAGGTATATTAAGAGCTATCATCCAATAGTAAATAAGTTCAGATGTTACAGTCTCATTACTTTTTTTGATATCACTTTTTCCAAATGTTGTAGCGGTCATTGGTTTCGCTATATATTCATTTATGGTTTGTATATTTTCAGTCGTTAAAGCATTATATACATCATCGTCAATATTTTGGGTTATAGTCATACATTTAATATAATCTATAGTTTGTTCAAATGTTTTATCTTTCTTTGACATAAAAGGTTCATTCCATTTTGATTCCCATTTGGAAAGTGAAACAAGAGAATGCTCTAATTGAATTGTATGTTCTTTAGTAGTGAAAAATTCTTGAGTTTTTTCATTAAACATTTCTCTACCAGGTATAACTATTTTTAACATTCTCTTACCTCCTTTTTAATTTTATTAATATTATTCAGTTTTTTCTTCTGCAATATTTAATGAAAGTTGCTCTTGAATTGTTTCTGAATTTGATCCAAATAATTTATCAGCCATGGCTTTTTGTTGCTCTTCAGATACTTCCATATCACTAGGAACAACACCATTTACAAAATTAGCAGCGGCTTTCGAATCTGTTGCCAATTCCATAAACAAAGTAGAAAAAGCTTCTGTTTGTGAAAATTGAACTGATAAAGGATTACCCTTTTCATCAACTTTCATAAAACGTTTACCATCTAAACTCTTTTCACCATATGATTTAAGAATAATATCTTTAAATATTCTTATAATTTCTGGCATATTTTGGCTAGCTACTAATGCAGCTATCATTTCAGCCAAACCTCCATTTGTACTCATTTGCATTTCCATTAATTCTGCTTTAGTTAAGTTGAATAGAAATTCTTCTTCTCTTTCAACACCATTATAATCAGTATATTTAATTTTCTTTTTTAACATAATATATCAATCCTTTCAAAATTAAAAAAAAAGGAGTTGTAAAAAATACAACCCCAAAAATGTTTAAAGATATAAAATAATATTTTATATGGATAGGTGATCAATGTTTGGATAAATGATCGAAAATATTAAATTATCCTTCAGCATTTGCATTATCACTATTTGCGTTACCGTTAATGATAGCAATAACTTCTTTTGGTGTAGGTAATTTTGGTTCTTTACCATTTTCACCATCTGTACCATAAAGTATTTCTTCAAGTGCAGTAAGTTTATCAGCATCAACTTTTGTTGAATCAATTGTTAAACAAGCAGTTGGCTTCATATTAGGTACATCTATTGGTGTAGTAGTTAATTCCCAAGAGAAAGTAATAGCTTCTGGACTATCGTTTACAGTAGCATAATCTTTTTCACTTGGAGCTGCTAAAGCACCATAAATTAGATGGATCTTATAGCCAAGATCAGCATCTACATCATTACCAATTTTAGTTTGGTAAGATAAACCAAATGGAACACGTTTTTGTTGTCCAATAGTTACACCAGTACCTAAACTAGCTTCACCATTACAAGCGGCAAACTCATCTGGATATGTGTATGCCTCAACAGTAGCTCCAAATTCTTCAGCTGATATTAAATTAAGATATTTAATATTATCAGCATATAATGGAGTAGCTTCAGCACCACTTGGACTTTCATTTACAGCAGTAAGTCCATTCCAAGCAACACCTTTAGCATATGCTCCATTTAAATATGGGTAAAGAACACCTTTACTAACACCTGTTTCATAGAATCTTTCTCCAGTTTGATCCCATTTAATTTTAGACATTATAATTCCTCCTTCTTATTAATAATATATTATAATAATGTCATGATTTAAATTATCAGACACATAATGTCGATCATAAGAGGACATTGGCAAACCCAATATCGCTTTAATAACAACATTATCTGGTTTTTTATCGATTACCGTTATTTGATATCTATCAGTATTACGATAATTGATATTATCAGCACGTTCACTACTAATATTATCTTTTGTATATTTTATACATGGGTATACCATCTTTAATGACTCCGGAGGTTGGTAATAAACATTTTTATTGCCAATCATTTCTTCTAATATCGATTGTAATTGTTTTCTACGATCATTCATTATACTTACCTCCGATAGATAATATTATTCTAGGATATTGAACTTCAACATTATTTATTTTCCATTTTGAATTCATAAAAACAACATAACGCATGTGCTGAAAATTTTCACTGGCATATGGGTCGGCAACAATACTGATACTATTACTAATATTAATATCATCATTAATATTACCAGACGATTGGTATTTACTAATATTTTTTACTAAATCCCCATAATATGGTTTTTCAATAATAGTTTCTTCCCAAATACCAGGTTCGGTCTGAATAGTTTTTGAATAACCGATATTACCATAAAATTTTGCCATGTGAACCTCCCTTTATTATACCATTTGGTTTAGGAGAGGAATATATCCTCTCTATTAACCTTCTGGATTAGTTTCTGGTTCAGTTTCTGGTTCAGTAGTTGTATTTCCTTCTTTTTTAAGTACAATTGCTGAATATGGTTGAGTTAAAGCACCAGACATTCTAGTTTCAATTAAATATTTCATTTGGTTATAATCGATATCGAAGTCATCAAATAGACTAACATTACCACCTTTATCAGCACCGGCAGTATAATCATTTAAGTTAACAATGATACCATAAATGTTATTATAATTTTCCATTTCTGGAATAGTTACAATTTCTTTAACACGTAAAGCAGTAGCTAATTTATCGATTGAATCATAAATAACTCTACCATTTTGGTCTTCAATTAGTAACATATCTGTTAAAGTATCTTCTGTAGTATAGAAAGTTGGTCTTCCACTACCTTTATAATTTTTACGAGCTTTAATAGCACCACGAATAATACCTTTAGTTACAGAGTCATTATCTGAATGGCTATTTCCACTATTATTATAATCTCTTCCAGCAGTTATTGTATATTTAATAGTATAAATATCATCATCTGTTAGAATAGGTCTAATATTTAATTCATTAATTTTATATGGATCTGAAACGTCACGTCCATCACCTAATAATATAGCTAATGCTAATTCTTTATTAAGTAATTTTCTCATTTCACGTTTTTGCCATGCTACAATATCGAAATCTGTAATATCAATTACATCATCACGATCAATATCATTTTTGATATAAACAGTTGTAGGTGTAGTTACACGATTTAATAAAGCCATAGCTATATTAACTTTTTTAGTACCTTTAATATATCCTTTAGCTCTAGCTGTTTCTTCATTCATTCTTCCAAGAGTATTCTTAACTCTAGAGAATGGTGAATGTTTAACTTCATCCATAACTTTTCCAACCCAAGTATTATCTTTTTCAACTAATTTAGGTTCTTTATCTAAATTTACAGCATCTGGAAATAGTACTGAGAAATCATTATCTGGTCCCCATTCTAATCCATTAGCTTCAGCATGAGCAATAAAACTTTCTTTCATTGACCCATATTTTTTAGCATCAGCAATAGCATCAGCAATTATTTCAGAATGCATGATAGCAGTCTCCTTGTCATCATTTTCGAAAACATTATGTTTCATATTATTATCCTCTCCTTCTTCTTTATTTTCTTCATCATTACCTTCTAAAGCAGCTCCAACTAATGCATAAACAGCATCTCGTTGTTCATCATTAAGTGAATCCATTGTAGATTTAATTTTTGTTTTTGCCTCTTCATCTGGTGTATCACCAGTTAAAGCCATATCAGCTAAATTATAAGCTATCTTTTGTTGTTCTTCACTTAATGTGTCAAGAATTTCTCCTAGTGTTTTATCATCGGAATGATTAAGTTCATCTTTATTTTCATTTGATGTATTATTTTCATCAGTTTTTGTTATATTATCTTCTACTTTATTTTCATTTTTATTCACAGTCTCACCTCCTTCTTTAGCATTATCTGATGAGTCAGTTTTACTATCTTCCTCAGCTATGTTGATAATTTCATCTGTATAGATTACTCCTTCTTCTTCATCATCGCCATTTTCATCACTATGAACGATTACAGAATCAATAAAAGCACCTGGATTAGCACCAGCTAATACCAAACTAACTTCTCTAATACATCCATGAACAACATTATTCATTTCTGATTTAAGTTTGTTAGCATATATAGATAATTTATCAACATCACCATTTAATACTAAAGATTTAGCAGTTTGACCTGATTCGGTATCATTAAACTTACAATAAGCATAAACACCTTCGTCTCGATTTTCTAATAAAGCATGTCCTAATACTTCATTAGGATCATCATGTTGATGATTCCAAACAAGTGGTACTTTTTGGCCATCATTTTGTTTAAATGCATCTTTCATGATAGTTCTACCATCTGAACATTTAATGTTGTTTCTGGTAGCCCATCCACTAAAATCATACTCCATTTTTCCTCCTTTTACATATTTTTTAAATCATTCATAAAACTTCCAACTATATTATTTTGCTCATTAGGTTGAGTTTCATCTTCTGGCAAATCTTCTTTATGTCCATTGCCGTATTCTCTATCTTTCGGTTGAGAAATATTAGCATTAACTAATTGATCAGCTTTTGGGTCATCTGATGGAGTTCTACCAACAATTTGTCTAATTTCATTAGATGTTAAAATTTCATTTCTTGTAAATTTATCTGCTATATCAGCAATTTGAGTTACAGGAATTAACTTAAATGGATCTCTGAAGAACAATATTTTTTGTTTTTGAGACCTAGCAGTTTTAGTAAGAAATTTTCTATTCATTTCATCTACTATAGCTGATATAATAGGTTCTATAGTACGTGTATAATAATTATTCATAACGTTATCATCAGCTGTACCTTCTAAAACGGCTTGTGAAATACCTAACTGGCTATATAGCATACTCGTTAAATATTCAATTTGTTTCATAAGGTTATTTTCAACTGGTCTATTTAATTGAGTTATTTTTTCAGTACCATCAGTATAAGCAATACCATATTTAGAACCTCTTAATTGCCTCTCTATTTCAGCTCTTCTCTCATTAGCCTGTTGCTTTCTTAATTCGGACTTTACAACATATGGTAATTGTATGATCAAATCCAATTTTCCAGAACTATTTTGTTCATCAATACTATCCAATAACAATAATTTTCTAATAAGTCTTTGCAACGTAGAGTTTGGCTCATTCATGATGGCATATAATGGATTTTCAATAATAGCAACATTCTTCTTAAGAATTACTATCTCTTCTCTATGTCCACTTTTTTCATTATAAACACTAACTCTTACTGAATTCGGATACCATTGTATAATCCTTCCAGTTCTCATTGTTAATATATCATATGAATTATTTATATTAGGATCGACACTAGTATCGACGGGCACCAAAGCAACAACACCATCATCGAGTAAGGATATAACGGCATCTTGTAAGAACGCTCTACCAGTTTGATCCAAATTTGCTTCAACATTTAAACAATTATGTATACCAGATTCTTCAATAACTTCTTTAAATCTATTTTGTTCATCCAATCTACAATGTTTAATATCAATTGACGCAACATCCATAGCGATTCTATTAATTATAGAAGTAATAATAGAGCGTTCATTACCTCTAGTCATACGAACTCTATCTGGTCTATTATAATATCCAATAAGAGATTCACGTGAATTAATAGAATTATTTTGATTAAAGAATGCATTCCAAGCTTTTTTTAACCTTTGTCCAATACTAGAATTCATATCTAATCCTCCTTATTTTATTCCAAACATTTTTTTTAATCTATTAATTCCATTATTAATAGATTTTGAAACTTTTTTATGATTCATTTTTAATCCTTCAATAGTATTTAAAGCTTTAGCTACTGCTTTACTTTTCTTTATTTGATTATCTAGTTTTTTATAACTAGCATAATCATCGGTGAGAGCTTTTCTATAATGTTTATAGTCATATGTTTTACCATCATATGGGCTCTTATAAGTATATCCTTTTTTTAAAGCTTTTCGACCTTCTTTTGATATTCCATATTCGAATTCACCTTTATAAATATCTCGTTGTTCATTTAAACTACCATCATAATAATATACCCATCGACCATTTTTACGTTCTTTTTTAATATATTTATAATGCATTATATTTGAAGACGTGTAATCTTCACCTAAATAAGTATCAGAATGCATTAAAATTCCGCCATCATCTTTTTTTATATATGTTTTCATAAATCACCTCTAATAGCTTTAAATATATTAGAAACAAAAGATAATCCGCGAGCATGAATTCTTCGAGGAATATCTTTTATGGCTTGTTTATAATATACTTTTACCATATTTAATGCGTTTCTAACTTCTCGTTCCTGATCTTTATTTAATGTTAATGTTTTACTATTTCGATTATAATTATTACGAATTGTATCTTTAATATATCCAACAGATTTATCTTTTAAAAATTTATGCATTTTTCGTTCAGAATCATTATAAACATAATATGTGTAACCATTTCTTTCTTCTTTTCTAAGATACTTCCAATGTACTAAGTTTGGAGAAATATAATCTTCACCTAAATAAGTATCAGAATGTATTAAGAGTTCATCATTATCGCCTCTTTTATATACTTTCATACTATCACCTCCTATTCAAAAGCATCTCTATTATTTTTATAAGCAACATATGCATCCATCATAGCTGCTACAGCATCAATTTTTTGATCATATCGTTTCTTATAAAGTTTTCTATTACCATTTGTATCTTCAAGTGTAATACAATTACCTAATGTAAAAGTCATTAACTCTTCATCAAATAATAATAAACGATCTTCTGCCATTTTCTTTAATTCACCTAAAGGTACAGACTCTGTTTTAGCACCTTGTGGAACTTTTTCTATTCCAAAAGGTCCATTTTCTTTTTCCCATCTATCAACAAAATCTTTAGCGTTATATGGATCATATCCAAATGCTCTAACATCATATCCTCTTTCCATTATATGATTATCCAAATCTTCATATACTTCCATCATATCTAAAACTGTTCCATCCATAACAATTAAACTACCCTCTGCAATGAATTGATCATATTTAATTCTCATAGCTGGTTGTAATTTCATTAGAGTTCTTTCACTAATATAATTTCTAGTTTTTACACCAAAAGCAGATCTAGGTAATGGAAATAAGAATGTAAAAGAACAGAAATCATCACCTTGTGATAAATCTGCTCCCATAGCACAAGGCATTTGCCAATAATCTCTTTTTCTATGTGGTAATGTTTCTTCATATGTAAAGAAATATGTATAACCTTCCATTGGAATACCGAAACGTTTAGCTAATATATCATTTCTAGTAGCCGGCGCTTTTTCAGCTCTTTCTACGTCTAATTGATATGTTTCATAACTAACCGTTTTTCCAAGATTAGGATTTGCTTTTAACCATTTATCTGGTTGAGCAACTTCATCTAATGAATCTAGTTTATACCACCATATAGATACATGAGGATTTATATATTCACCTTTTAATATGTCCATTAATTCCATCTTAATTGTGTCCCCAGGACCATTACGAACCGTTCCTTCAGAACTAACAGATAGTATTATATAATCATCGTTTTTTGATGCACCTTGTTCTAATGCACCTATAACATCCTCTCTTATATCTCCAGATAACCATTCATCCACAGTATTGATTCTACTATTTAAACCTTGTAATTTATCGATTGTCATTGGTCTAATTTCCAACAATGAACCAGTTAAAAAATTTTCAATACCTTTTTTAGTAGATGCCAATTTTACTCTATTGATTTTAGATCCGGTAGTATTGTTTATTGATCCTTCTGTTAAAAATTTAAATAATGGACCTCTTGATCTAATTATAGATGTTCTAATTGGAGATAATACTTCTTCAGCTTGTTTCATTGTAGGAGCGGTATGAACTTGATGTGTAGTACTAGTATCTACATTCAAAAAATAACTTTGAACATATGATTCATATTGTGATTTAGCAGCACCTCTAGCTATAATTAAATATTGTTTATTTATTAATCTTTTTCTAATTCTTTTATTTGTATAATGTCCACCATGTCCATCTTTAGATGGAACATATACACTTCTTTCTACATAATAATACCAACCAAATAATTGTTCTGCCCATAATTTAAATGTATCAAGGAGAACTAAATCTTCTCCATTAGTTAATGTTAGTTCCGTTTCGCAGTATCTTATAAAGCCCTCGACTGCTTCTTCATCATAATAAATTCCAGGATTATCTATTAAAGCATCTATTCTATTCATTTCCATAGAAACTGTTTCACATACTGGAATTTCGCCTCTTATTACAGCTTTTCTAAATTCTCCATAATATTTTGGAACAGCTGTATTTGATAAACTCATTTTAAATTTACTAATCTACCAAGTCTGGGAATAAGTCTTGGTATATACTTTTACCTTTCTTTTTTAAATTAGTATATTCTTTTGAATTCACATTAATTGAGTTAGATTTATTAATCTTTTCTATTTTTTTGGCTTCACGAGCAGCTTTAGCTCTAGCTTTTTCATTAGCTATTAATTGATCATAACCAGTTTCAGCTTTTAATTTACGATATTTATACTCGGCCTCTTCTGCTGATTTTTTCAATTCTTTTGTTATATTATTAGCATCTTTATTATTAAGGCCCAATGCCTCAGAACCAACATTCATAAACACTTTTGTCAATAAATTTTTACCGGCATCTATAGCAGCTGGTGCTATAACATTAGAAGCAACACTTCTAATAAATTTTCTTCCTTTTCCAGATAAATCTCTTTCTAAACCATGAGCTTCTTTTTCGTTTCTTAAACGTTTTATTCTGTCCATCAATTCAACATCACTCAATTGTTTTATTGATTTAGTATTTGGATTTTCTTTTGGTATTTTTCCTTTTAATTTTTTACCAGTTAATTCTTTATATTGGTTCTTAAGTTTTTGAGCTCGTTTACGACCTGCTAAGGTAAGACTTCCATCTGGATTTTGAAATCGTCTAATACCCCATCTTTGTCCTAATATACCATGATGAGCTAAATTTTTATCATCATTCATAATAACGCCTCCTTACTTAATAGACTCACCAGTGACGTTTAAACGCCATTCTAGTTCTTTAATAGTTTCTTTAAAAGATTCCATAAGAGCACCATTTAAAGGTGGGTCAAATACTAATTTTACTTTTAAATAAACATATGTTTTAACGGAATCTAATTTATCTTCATCATCTATAAATTCATTCCATTCATTATTACTATCTTCTATTTTATATCCATCAACTGGACCAATACCTAACTGATGTAATATTGAAAAAACACTATTTATATGAATGATTAAATCAGTATCAAAATTTGTATCGGATTGGGTTATTCCTATTAACTTTTTTATACTTAGCAAAATACTATCATTCATATTTTATACCTCGCTATTCTAAAACGATTGATATAAAATCTTTAACACAAAATCCTTTGATTCCATCTTTTGTTTCGATGAAATAAAAATTATTAATTTCGTCATTAATACTTACAATTGTATTTTGATCAATAATACTCACAACATCAGATTCTTTGTTTGGTTCAACTCGAACATTTAAACGTGATGGCACAACAATACCTTTTCTTACTTCGTTAACTACTTCAGTATTCTCTTCATTAACTACTTCAGTATTCTCTTCATTAACTACTTCAGCGTTTTCTTCGTTAACTACTTCAGTATTCTCTTCATTAACTACTTCAGTGTTTTCTTCGTTAACTACTTCAGTATTCTCTTCATTAACTACTTCAGTGTTTTCTTCGTTAAATAAATTTTCCATTTTTTTATTCTCCTTTATTTTTTTATTTTTCTTTTTACTCATATATACCCCTCCTTAATGTCTCCAAGGACATGTATCATTTGCAAATCTTTCAATAGGTTCTTTATACAACATATCACTACTACCATAATGTATAGCATTATGGGTATTACGTATAGTTGTAATAAGATATTCTGGATTCAGAAGTAACTCAGTATTATTTAATATATCACTTTTAGATATTGGATTCATATGATGAATTAATATATCATCACTAGATATCTCTCTACCTTGAACTCCTAAATCGCATCCTAAATCTCTGGCTATTACATAATTTCTTATATTTCGCCATTCCTTAGATTTATATAACCTTTGATTTAGATATCTATCAAATCCAAATGTTTCTTCACCAACTGTACCGTCTAACTTCAGATATTCAAAACGTTCCTCAAAAGTTTTTAGTTTTATAAGTTCTGAATAAGTTCGTAATTTATTCATCACCATCATGACCGCCATATTGTCGCATAGCTGTTATTGCATCAGCATATAATTCTTCTATACGCTTAGAAGATTGTAATGCTTCTGTTTTAGCAGTTATTAAATCTTTTTGTTTTTCCAATATTTCTTTTTCAAGTCTATCTTTTGAAGATCCTAATTTTAAATAGTGAGTAATAACTTGAGATGAGGCTGTCCCATCTCTTAATTGTTGTTCAGCTAAATCAATAGCTAAATATATTAACTGATTTTCTCTAGCCTCAGGTGTTAAAGCTGGTCTCATTTTTTTATTTCTTTTATCACTATCCACCGATTTAACTTTTGCCATAATTATTACTCCTTTCTTAAGTCTTTTAATTAGAATGAACATCTTTTAATACCACTTAAAGTGACTTATAAGATTGTTTTTTATTATTTTTAGAACTTTGAAAAGATACTTTATATATTAACACAATAGTGTTAACGGAACAACATTAGTTTATTTGGTCAGTACTATAAACCTAAAGGAGGTTTTATGAACTATAAGTGATTATTTGGGCATAATAACTACTCTATAGTGTAGAGTCAAATCTTATAAGCCACTTTAAATGGCATTAACAAAGATTCTATTATTATCATTCCTAATTACGTTATGTTATTGGTGAATAACCATGGGAGAAAAAACTGAATCGTGATTCAAAAAATTCCCCCCGGGGAAATATCAAAGGCCGGCGCGATGAAAGGCGGGGGGTGTTTTTTTCGCACCCTCCCCCTATGCTTTAATCATCGCTGATAGTACCTTTATTAATATCTTTTGACTTATTTTCTTTATGTTTTTTATAAATTTTCTTATAAATGTCTAAAGGATCAATCTCAACTAATCGATCAATTGCTCTTTCAACTTCTTCGATTTCTTCTTTTTCTGACATTCCTTCAAAAGTTTTACTTAAACGAGCAATTTTATTACAAGTATAATAACCTTTTTCTATGTCAAATAAAAACCAATTATTAAAATCTTCGAAATAATCAAAAGGATTATCAATTGTTGTAATTCCAACTTTTCTCTCCATAAATTATTTTTCTCCTTTCAAATATTTTGAAACCATTGAAGTCGAAATATTCATTTTATCTGCAATTTGTTGTAATGTGAAATTAGAATTAGCTAAACTTTTAATTCTATTTACTTGAGCTGAGCTTAAAGTATTTCTAGTTTTAGGCATTGCTCTTTCTCTTAATGAGCTAGCATCAGTATATTGTAATATTTTCTTTAGTTTATTCTCACTAATAGCTCCAGCTTGAATAGCTTCCCATTCTCGATCAGAGATTGTAATAGCACGATTCTTACGTGTTATTGTTCCAACTTCATTACGATATTTGGAAACGGTTCTTTGAGAAAGCTTTTTAATGTCATCACCTTTCATATCAGGATCAGCTAATCGTTTAGCTTTAATTTCAACATTAGATAGACGTAGAGCTGCTCTCTCCTTAGGAGAGTTTTTAAGTGCATCATTCAAACGCGCTTCTAATGCTGATACCTCCTTTGCATATACTTTACGAGCGGTAGGGTTACTTTCTAATGTAGGGGTCTTAATCAACTCTTTACGGGCACTATTTGCTAGGGCTTTCATAGAGTTAGCATAATCAGCATATAATAACTCCATTTTATGTTTATTAACTGAAACCAATTCATTTGCATCTTTTGCTTCAGCCATTCTTGTCGAGTCTTGAGTACGAGCTTTCTTACGGTACTTAATAGTACCATCTTTATTAGTAAATGTTATTTCACCGGTCTTTTTATTTATATGCATTACTGGGTCATATTTTGCTCTCTCTCCAGGGTCTTTCAAACTATATTTTATTTTCTTTCCATCTGAAGTAACAATAGTATTGATACCTGTTTTTTTATCTAATTTACTCTCAGCATAATAAAGATCTTTTGGTTTAGCTTTCGTATATATTAAAGAGCCCTCTGGTTGATTAGGATCATACCAAGATTTTCCTTTTTCATTAATTTTAGGTTGGCCTCTACGTTTTTCAACTTGTACTACACCTTTAGATCTAGATACTATAGTAGATGCTCCACCAATCTTAATATTACCATTTTCGTCAATAGTTCTTTGATACTTTTGTTTAAGTTCTTTAATATTATTATCGATTTCACTTCTTCTATAATCTAATTTATGTTTTTCAGCATCTATAACAACCATAGAATGTCTAACTGCTCTGGCTAATTCATCATCGGTAGCTCCAAGTAATGTCATATCAGTAATTAAATTTGATATTACACCCATTTGATTATCGGTATTTTTCATTACTTTAAATTCTTTACCTTTTCTATAATAATGTGTTTCACCATTCTTGTCAACTTTAGGTGGCTCATCATATTGATATGATTTACTATCAAAACCAATAAGACCATCCAATTGAGGTCTACTAGATATCTTGACTTTACCTTGTTTATCATGAGTTGGTATTACCATAACAGTATCACCATCAAAATCAGCTCCTGATAATCTATCAGCAACTTTCTTTGTTATACCAATAGCATCTATACTATCTGTTCCAATAACAGTTCTAGCATTAGAATTTTTATTATTAACAGTAAGTATAGGTATTTCGAATGTTCCACCATGTGGATATCTTATTAATGCTACTTTTGTTCCTTCTTTATATTGAGGTGCAAATACTTCATCATCTTTAAGACTATTGATTGGTATAATAACATGATATTTTTGTCCAGGTAAAGCAGCAGCTTTTAAATCAACAGCAGCGGAATCACATTGTTGAGCGAACTTTTCTAAATAATATTTTTTAATAGTGGGATTAGTTAAAGATTTAATTTCATCAAACTCTGCAAGTTTATCTGCTTTTGCCAAATCCAATTGTTTTTTAGCCATATAACTAGTTTGTTTAGATAGAAATTGTGATGGCAAAGCATCTTTCCATTCAGTCCAATCACCTTGATCAGATCTTTTATTAATTAACCCAAGTTTCTTTTTGCCTGTTTTTGGATCAACATACCAATATTGACCACCTTGTTCAGCATCTTTTATAGCAGATCCAAAAGGATTATCTGGATCATTTTTAATCTTTTTAAATGCGTCTTCTCTATTCTTTTTATTAGAATTAAAAACTATATCGTATCCATCAGGAATATTATCTGAATAAACAGCCATTCCTTTAAGATATTTATCTTTATCAACAAGAATACGAACTTGTGCATATCTAGATTCACCTAAAGATAAATCAGGAACACCTCTTCGTATTTCAATTAAACCATCTTTAGATTCACCAGTAAGACCATCTGGTCCAACTTCATCTTTTAACATTACCTTGATTCTTTTTGAATCCATACTAGCTGGATAATGAAATTTCTTTTCATATGATTCTCCACCATCTCTACTAATATATTCTTTTAAAGTTTTAATTCTATCGTAATCATAAATATCTTTTGGTATTTTTCCAGGTTCTACACTAGATGCTATGTCTTTGTCACATAATACTTTTTGAGTTGTTTGCTTGTTTTTATTTGTAGGCTGAGGTATTCTGTTACTATATACTCCATAGCCTTCACTTTGAAGCATGTATAAAGCAGTGTCAAATTTAGTTCTAGAAATGTTTAAATCTCTTTCAACATCTACACCAACATCTATCATTTTCTTTTCTTTAACTTGTTCTTTTAAGAAATTAGCTGTTTCTTTAGCTGCTAGCATATTCTTTTTAGCTTCTTCGTTAAATAAAGATCTAACACTAGATTCTGAAATACCCATACGTCGACCTATTTCTGTATTATTAAGACCTTCTTTATCTCTCAATCTTTCTGCTGTAGCGACTTGATTAATTCTTCTCTCATTAACACATAATGTTTTTTCCATACGATATTCTCTTACTGATAATCCAAAATCTCTTTCAATATTAGCTGGAGTTTCTTTCCAACCTTTTCTTTTTAATTCAGAAATTCTACCTAAAAAATCCATAGAATGTTGATAAGGATCTTCTCCAGAACCCCAAGGATATCGTCCTGAACGTCTAGGCATTCCATAATGCTGAAGAAACTCTTCATCAGACATTTGGGCTGAACCAATATAAGATTGAATTTCTTTTGCTATACTATTCATTCTTACATCCTCCCTTCATTTTCTATAAGAATGTTATTTAAGTGAACTATTTTATCCATAATCGGTACAATATCTTCAGCTGTAGGATTGTGAACTATCACTTCATCATTCTGATAGATTCTTAGTTCAATTTCTATTTCACTTGGTTTAATTTTATATTCTAAACAAAACAAAGCAGCATATATTTCTAACTGCTCCATATGTGCTGGTTTAGTACCAGTCTTTAAATCATGAATTCTTAGGACTTTATCTCTAAAACAAATAGCATCTGTTGTGCCAAAGAAATAATCAGAGTAAAAGAGAACAACTTCAGGTGTCATTTTAAACCCAATTGCATCATTTACATAATTATAAATAGTTTTCTTTGAACGCGGTTGTTTAATTCCTAATTGAATTGTATTTTTTGCCCATTCATGCAATATAGTTCCAACTTCAGCAGCACGAAGATTCTTATAAACTTCAACTGCTTTGTCATCATCATAACGTAACCAACTAGATTTACTAGCGCCAAAGGGTGCATGAAGCCCTTCTAGATTTTCATGTTTGTTAAATACCATAAACTAATATCCTTTCATAAACTAATCATTGAAAAATTCTATAAGTTCTTTTAAAGTTTGTTCCTTATTTTCAGGATAAATAAATCTTGAAAAGGACATGTCGTCCATTTTATTAACATAGTATTCCTGATTAGGCTGTTTGCTAGCCTTTGCATTTCTTTTATTTTCAAGTGTAGCCCATTTTTTGTTATATAATATTAATAAATCTGGTATACCTTGAATATCATTTGCATCAAGTTTAGTAACTATGCATCCTGGAAATCTTTCTTTAAGTTCCTTTTTTAAATCTGATTGGAATTTATTTTCTTTTATCATTAAAAATAAAACTCCTTTCTTATTAAGATTTAAACGAAGAGAATAGGTCTGCGAAGTTTAATTTTCATTAAAAACCGCCGATTATTTCCTCTTTCTCTCTATAATAGTAGATGTTTTTCACGCGAGAAAAGAAAAGAAGAAAAATTAATAAAATCTTTTATAAAAAAAATCATCAATAGAACAATCTAATGCTATAGCAATTTTTTTTAAAGTTATTGCATTTGGAATGGAACGACCTTGTAGATATCTACTAATCATTGGTTGTGTTGTTCCTACTTTTTCAGCCAATTCCATTTCATTAATATCCTTACGTTCCATCATTGCATATAGATTATCTTTTAATTCTCTTCTTAAATCCATTTCAGTGGGGGGTCTATTTAAATCATATACCCTACGACTTGTATTTGCATATGTATCAAATATAATTTTAGACCCATCTCTAAATTCAATATATACATCATAATCGTTCATTGCATAGGCTGCAACAATCATTCTTTCATCCAAGCCAGGATTTGTATTTAATACATATTTAACCAAATAGTCAGTTTGTTCATGACTCAATCAAAATACCTCCTTTTTTATTTTTGGTCAAAAACCCACTTTTATTTTTAATTCTTTTATATTTTTAGAAAATATATACTATATTATATAAATTTTTATTTTTTAATTAATAGGGGTTTAAAAGTGGGAAAGTGGGCAAAAAACTCGCAAACCCGCATAAATACTGGGAAAAACGCTGGCCACTTTTGCCAAAATATTTGACCAAAAGCCCACTTTTTTTGACCAAAGTACATTTTTGAAATTTTTCATTTTTATTTTTGGTCAGAATATTTGACCAAAAGCCCATATTTTTCATATAAAAGTGGGCATAAAAATATCAATAATCACTAGGTATAGGACCGTCTGTTTCTATTTTAATTTTCTCTAAATTTTTATAAATATATGTAAAATCTTCATCCGTTATAATATCAGATTTATCCATTTCTCTTTCCATATATTCTAAAATATCACATGTTTTTTCTTTTATTGTTTTTATTTGTTTTTTCATCTGTTCATTGTCATGCCTATATGTTTTTACTAATTCATCTAGTTTACTTAGTTCTGTATAACAACTATCTAATTCTGAATCTTGAAGTTTTATAATATCTCTATGTATTTTATACATATCTAATTTCTTTTCTATTTGTTCCATTTAAATATCACGCTTTCTTTTTTAATATTTCTTCAATTTCTTCATTAGTATATTGTCTATTCTTATAAGGAATTTCCAATTGTTTTTGAACCTTATGTAATTCTGTAATTAAAAATTGTCGATTCCCTTGAGATATCATTTTATTTTTATGCTCTGAATATTTTGCAAGAATAGCCATGTCATTTTTAATTTTTCGTCTTTCCATTCTTAACTTTTTAAGCTGCATCAAATATTTATATGCCCACAATATACTAATTTTATTAGTCTCTATATAGTGTAAAAGATCTTGTATTTTTAAATCTACTTCAGATAATTTACCAGTAAGTCCATCATAATATTGATCTATACTATTTAATGTATCGACAACTTCTTGTAAAGTCTTAATTATTTCCATTTTCGTCCGTACGATACCTTTCCAATATCTTTTCATTGGCATTACAACGATCTTGCCACCACGTTAAACTGGCATTTAATTCTTTAATTTCTGCCACTAACTCCTCAATTCTTCCAGTAAGATCACTAACTATTTCTACAGGGAGTTCATATGTTCCACCTTTTCTCCAATAACTTTCCAAATAAGAAAAGTCCGTGTCTAATTCAACACTTTCTTTATATTTTTCTAAGACTTCTCTTCTATTCTCCATATTTTTCCTCGACAATAGTTATTGAATCGACTGGTGCATCGTTACATGCTCCTGTAGAATATATTCCAATTCTTGTTCCATAACTGATTTTGATTTTATTACCAATATTCTCTTTTGCTATCTCGACAATATTATTATCTTCAATACAATACTCTTCTTCTGATGTTTCAGTAGTTTTAATATATAGTGCTGTCGTACCAAAGAAATTTTTATCAACACTAGTAATTATACCAACTGTAGAACCACTCTTTTTATCGATTCTAACAAAAGATACTAAAAATATAAAACCAACTATAACTAACCATACAACGAATACACCACCAATCATACTATACTCTCTATCTGATATAGCAATTCCTTGTAAAATCATAGCACCTATAGTTAAAATAATTATTAATAATATAATTATAACATCTAACCAGTTCATTTAATTTTTGCTCCTTTCTGTACATTTATAGCTGTATCAGATTTCACTAGTATACCCCATATCTCTTCTATTATTTCATTATACTCAGAAACTAATTCCTGGGTCTCACCATTTAATTTAGAATCTATTACAAATAATCTTTTTACTAAATTAGTTAACTTAGTAGCCATAATTTCATTTGGTGTCATCTTCTACCTCTACGTATGTAAGTTTTATCTGACCAGTTTTAGGATCAACTGTAACAGAAAATGTTAAAATAAATTTTTTATTGGAATTATAAAAACTAAAAAAATCATTATTATTCTGAAAAGTTTTAGTTTTTTGTTTTAATTTCTTTTTTATCATAATGCCTCATTTTGTTTATTAATTATATATTTTTTGAATTTACTTCTGAATTCATCGCAATCACGTTTTCGATCATACTCTTTTTGTTTTTTATCATTGAAATATAATCTACCTCCGCACCAACTACAAAGAATATATTCTCTTTCTTTTAATTTTGGTACTAATTGTGTATGTCCACAACGACAACGTTTCTTAAAATCTGCCAAACTATCAGTTACAAAATGTTCATAATTTATATATCTTCTTTTTTTCATTTAAAATTTACCTCTTATTATTCTTTCTTATCTTTTTCTTCTTTTTTCTTTTCAGCTTTTTCTTTAGCAGCTACTAAATCTTCGTCTGCTTCATAGTTAACTGGTTTTCTTGAATTTGTGTTAACTGTTTCAGTTAAACAAGTTGTACATGGTTCTTCATCTTGTTTTGTTTCTTTATAAATACATGTATCACAATATTTATCAAACTCTACAAAGTGATCTGTTATTTCCATATTATCTCCTTTTCTTTTTATTATTTTTAGGATTATTTTCAGATCTTATAATATCTTTAAAATCCTTAATAAACTTAATAATATCTTCTTGTTTTTTAATGTATGTACGAATAAGTACTATAACTGTAGCTATAAATATTAAAATATAAATAATTTTAATATATTCGTTCATAATATCTCCTTAATCTATAACATCAAATTCTTTTTCTTTTTTAGTTTTCTTTTTAGTTTTCTTTTCTATAACATTATTAATAATTTCTTCAGGGTCATGTTCATCTAATTTCTTTTCAAAATCTTTTATTGTGCCCTTACTATTTTGTAACTCTTTATATGTTAAAATTGTATAACAAATATATTTTACAATTTCACATATAGCATAAGTAGAACATAATGTTATTAAAACTATTAACCAACTATTCATAATATCCTCCATTAATAAGTTATTCCAGTATTTGAACCGATTAAACCGTCATTACATGATGTAATAGTGACGCTACTTGATCTTAAAATTTCATCTTTTGGTTCTTCTACAAAATCCTCATATAAAATTTTAATACCATATTCTTTACAAACTTGATGCTCTAAACGACATCCTCTAGCCAATCGCCAATTACCTATAAATATAACAGCATCAGCTTCACACATTTTCATTAGACTCTTACTTAAAAGATACACACCAGATCTATCATTTTCTGGTGCAGCATCCTCAAAAAATGTGTCCATTACTTCAATATGCATTTTTTCTAATGCTTTTCTAACACGTTCACGTTCTGATTTAATATCAGAATCATGTCTACCTTTCATTGGTTGACTAATCATAACTTTCATAATATCCTCCATTAATAATTTTATCATATTGTATATAACGTTCTTTAAACTCTTCATAATTTTGTGGATTAATATACTCTTTAGTAGGAACCCAAATTCTTTTAACTCTATTATCATTATTAAATTGTTCTAGCATTTCAAAAGAATTACATGTAAATATAAATTTAATATCTCTGTTTGGATGTTTATCTTTCTCTAATGCCAAAATATTTTTCCATTGATGAATTATAAGTTTTAATCTATCTATTGATAACCCACTATCTAATTCGTCAATAAATACATAAAAAGAATCAGTATTTGTAAGAATTTCTTTAAGCAAAGTACTATTTGCCCAATTATCAAAAGAATCATGTATTCTTTCACCTTCAGAATGAAATGCACATGCAAGCTTATATGGATCAAAATCCCATCCTGCTTTTAATACAATATCTTCATGCTTATTAGAATATGAAACATATTTAATTTTATTTTTCTTGCATTCTTCTGTCATTGATAATAATGACATAGATTTACCTGTTCCATTTGGACCTAATAATATAGTAATAATTGTAGAACAATCTTTTAATTTGATAATCGTATGATGATCTGGATGCTCTTTTTTAATTCTACAAAAAACTTCAAATAAATTGTTCATTATATATCTAATTCCTCTACGTCTATACCATTATTCTTAAAATATTCTTGTATTATTCTTCTTTCACTACACGGGTTCAATGGCGGTTCATAAAACATAAACACTATGACCGGTTCGTGATCAAAGTTATTATTTTCTTTTAAAGTATCCAAAAGATACTTACAATGATCCATAACAACATTAATATCTAAACGATTAATTTGCTCTCTATATCTTTTAAAATATTCACAATGTTTAAAATCATTTATTCCATATCTGTTAAGGCAATATGTTATACCGCTACATAAATTTTTACAATCTTTGTTTGGTACAAATGGTTCATATCTAAATCCATTATAAACACCTCTTTTATCTTTGGATACAAAACAACTATTTTTTTCTTTATGGAACCAACTAGGATCCCATACTGCTGTAGATATAGGAATCATATAAGGTTCAAAGAAACGTATTTTATAAAAATATGAAGTATATATTTTCATTTGTTGCTCCTTAATATCTTTTATTTTTTGAATTCATCTTCGGCGACTACATATCCTAAACCATCAACTTTACCATAATAAAGTTTATAAGGAAAATATTTGTAATCAAAATCAGGTCTTCTTTCTATAAAATTTTTGCATGCCCAATTTCCATCCAAAGCCTGATAAAAACATTCTTCACTAGTTAATGTACTAGTAATTTTTTCATCAATTATAAATTCTTTTCCTCCAATTCCTTGATGTTCAATATTATCTTTTATTACTCTAACTTCCATGTTAAATCCTCCTTTACCATTTAATATATTTAGATTCATTGAATACTTCTTTTTTATTTATAGTTTGAGAAATAGCTAAATCTATTCCACTTCGACTTTTTAGATGATAATAATATAAATCAGTGTATGGGGTATTTAATCTGTCAATACGTCCACATGCCTGAGCTAAAATTTTATAAGAATAATTAAGACTATAAAATATAATTGTATCGGTTGTTATACAATTCCAACCTTCTGCTCCAGCAGTATATTGAACCAAATATAACCATCTTGATCCTTTTGGGATTTCTTGATGTTTATGCCCATTCCATTCTGCAATCTCAACTTCATCATCTAAACCATATCCTGTATGTAAATTTCTTAGAATATCAAGCTCATAATCAAAATTATAAAATATTATAGCCTTTGGACATTTTTCTAAAAGTTCCATTAAAGCTACTACTCGAGATTGATCTTCATTAACAATCTTTCTCAAAATATAACATAATTCACTAGGATTTTCTATAGGTGAGTCCTTGTATGGATTCCATCTATTTCTCATAACTTCCCTAAATTTTATTTTATCATAATTGACATAAATATCTTCATGATGTGCTTGCGTTTTTCGTTTGAAATCCATGTCAACTAAAATATCATTTCTTTGTTTGATTAATCTACCTGTATTTATAAAACGATCTATTTTTGGATATTTTGTAAATCTTGAAAATATAATATGTTCTCGATTAAACTCTGTTTTATTTTTATAAAAACCATTTGCTATAAATACGGGAATATAATCAGACCAGGTATCTCCTGGTGTTGCAGATAAAAGAATCCAGTCATTGTTTTTAGCTATTTTTAAAAAAGCTTTAACCCATTCACCAGATCCTACAACTCTTTGTTCATCAAATATAAAGAAAGCCCCTTGAATGTCTTTATACTTTTTGATATTATTCCAACTATCAATTATAATATGATTATTATATCTGATATATTGTTCTTCTCCAGTAGAAAGAAGAAAAGGTGTTAACTCATTTTCCCATTCAAGGGTGTCTCTCTTTCTTGCGGTGGTTATAATGTATAAATCTTTAGCGTTTGGGGTTATTGGCTCATATTTAGGATTTATACTCCCACCTTGTTTTATAAAGTAATAATACAAAGCTGTTCTAGATTTACCAGAACCTACACCCCCATTAAGAATACAGCCATTTTTCATTTTGTTAACTGCATCCATTTGATAATCATATAGAAATGATTTATTTTTCATAAACATCATCTAATTTGTTATGAATTTTATCTAATATATCTTCTATTGTTTTTCTAGTTTCCATATGTATTATCATACCATCTTTATGATCATTATACCAATCAAATATTTCATAAAGATTACCAGATTTCCAACTAAAACTCCACCAATCACATATCATTTCAATAATATAAACAAAAGGCATTTCTAATGGTTCAGTACCTAATTTTTTATCATCATTAGTTAATACCCAATATTGCCAGTGATGTGGATTTTTATGTATATGCCTTAGCCAAGCATATTTAAAACTTTGTACGACTTCGTATGAACGATTACC